GGTTGTAGCACTCGTCTCCTGCCGGCCCTCCGGTTCCCTTGGCCCACTTGCTGCTGACTGTCCCGCAGCAACCGCTTCCAGAGCCGACTTCAGCATTGGAGGCAACGACTTTCCGCGCCTTTCCGACCGTCTCAAGATTCCGCAGCAAGCCTTCGCGGAGAGCAAGTATTTCGCGGGGGGCAACCCAGTCTCCAAGACATCCGACAACGAAGACACGTCGCCGGCGCTGCGGGACGGCTCTGGGCCATCCCCCCACTCGCACGTATTGAGCGTCAAGCACCCTGTAGGCCCAGCCATACCCGAGTTGGCCCAGCGCCCCGAGGAAGGTGCCAAAGTCCCGTCCTCGGTTGGATGACAAAACACCGGGGACGTTTTCCCAGACCAGATACTTGGGTCTAAGTCGATCAGCGATTGCCAAGTAGGTGAGCATGAGGTTGCCTCGAGGGTCGGCAAGTCCTTGCCGGAGGCCGGCGACGCTGAAGCTCTGGCACGGCGTCCCGCCGACGAGGATGTCGATATCTCCTGGTTGAATAGGCCACGATTCATGTTGGGTCATGTCTCCGAAGTTTGGTGTGTTGGGGAATCGGTGCTTCAGCACCGCCGAAGGAAATGGATCAACTTCACTGAAGCCAGCCGGCGTCCAACCGAGGTGATGCCAAGCAACAGAAGCAGCTTCAATGCCACTGCATACGCTCAGGTATCTCATTGACCAGGCTCCTGTGGGAAACAATCCCAACCGCGCTGCTTCGCGTACTCGTCTGCGGTCTGCGCTCCGAGACAGACGCACGGGCGCAGAACCGACACCTCTCTGCGCGCCTCGTCGCGCTCGGCGGTGAGACGCACGATCTCGTTGTAGCCAGCCGTCAGCAAATCAGGCAAATACTCAATGTGCGGGTTGAGATCCGCCGTCTTCTTGAGTGCGATTGCGACCAAATTGGTCGTGTTCGGATCGGTCATTTCCTGGACTTGTTCCTGTTCCATTTGTTGCTCCTTATGACTCAACGTCGATGAACTGAGAGATGTCGGGTTGAACGGCTACTTCCATAAGCCTGCCCGTGTCGCGATCATACTCCAAACACGCGCAAAGTCCATTGTCGCCGCACCACCGATTTTTCAGGATCCGGACAGACGTCCTGTTGTGGTTCTCAATGTCCTGTTGGTTACGCTCAAGTCCGATGCAGCAATCAGACAACTGAGCAATAGCGTGACTGCCGCGGAGTTGACTCAGGCTCGTTTGTGCGCCCTCCTCGTGACCCTGGCCGGCAGGACGCTTGAGGTGGGACACAACGAACATGCTGACCTTCGTCTCCTCAACAAGCGACCGCAGCTTCGTCATCGTGTTGTCGATGATCCTGCGCTCGTCGCCCTCATCCAGGCCGCTGACAACGATGCTCAAGTGATCCAAGAAGATGTGAGTGCAACCCATCCCACGAGCCATGTACCTGATCTGAGAAATCAGGTTGTCAGACTCACAAGAGCCCCAATGGTCGTAGAGGACGATGTTGCCCTGACCAAGGGTGGAATCAAACGCCTCGCGCTTCTGATCCATAGTCACTTCGCGGTCCTTCCAGAAGTACCGCGGAATGCCCATGTGCAGAGCCATCAGGTTCTCACCCGTCCTCCGCACGTTCTCTTCAAGAGCGATGTAGCCGACCTTGGCCCCCTTCTGCATGAGCCAATAGGCGAGTTCTCGGCATACTGAACTCTTGCCGATGCCCGATCCGGAAGTGATCGTCACGAGTTCACCGGATCGGATACCCATCAACTTTGAGTTGAGCCCCTCCCAAGGGTAAGGGATCGTCGGTACGTCCTCGTCCGTTGAGATGATCGGCCACATCTCCTCACCGGGAATCACACCGTCTGGACGGAACGTCTTGGCTGCCCAGATCGCGTCCACGACCTCCTTGCCCTTGGAGGCCATCAGACACTCGTTCGGATCCTTCCCAGGTAGGTTGCTGACGATCTTGACTTTACCCGGTGTAAACAGCAGCGCACATTCCTGCGCCGCCTTCTTGCCGGCCTCGTCGTTGTCAAAGCAGAGCACTACCGTCTCAAACCGCTCAAGCCAATCAATGCTCTTCGCGATGTACTTCGACGCGCTCTGAGCTCCGTGAGGGATGCTGACCACAGGCCACTTGTTGCCGAACAACTGAGAGACGGTCAAGGCGTCGATCTCGCCCTCGCATACCGTCACCATCTTGCCCCCGTCCCTCCATAGGTGCTGACCAAACAGAGACATCTTGTCCGCATCACCGAGGATCGCAAACTTCTTGTTCTTGTAGCGAACCTTCTGGGCGACAGGACGACCAGACTCGTCGCAGTAGTTCGCCACTTGTGCCGGGACGCCGTTGATCTTTGCGACTCCGTATCCCCACTTCCTGCACGTCTCCTCAGTCAGTCCGCGCTTGGGAATAGACACGATCTCTTGGCTGATCAAGCTCATAGCCGTCTTCGTCCTTTCGTTTGTTGGAATGACACAGCCGGCTCCGTCCGCCGGCTCATAGCGCCGACAGCCGAAGCACCAAGCGTGGCCATCATCGAATCTTGCGAGGTTGTCTGTTGAACCGCAACTTGGGCACGGTTCGTGCTGAACAAACTTGCTGTTGGTTCTCATCGTATTCCACTGTGAGCAAAATTCCTGGGGTGGTTCCGAACGCCTTGACCCCAGTCATGGTTGTGATCTGATCGTCATCTAACCACAGGATGCCGTTGAAAACATCCAAAGTCTTCAGGTAGTTGTCAACGTCACCGCCAGGCCACCGCCGCTTGGTGGTCTTCGGCCGACCGATGGTAAACACCGCAGTCAACCGAAGACCACCCACCAGTGGGAGTCGAACACGCGACTTGAGTTCGTCCTTGAACTCGTTCGATCCCAGATAAGCGGCAGCTTGCTTCCTGAACCTCGTGTAGTTCTTGCCGTAGTAGGGCTTACCGAATCGAGTGAATCGGGGCCGAGACGCTGGCACGGGCTCCAACGGAAAGTTCAGGCGCAACTCAGGCATCAGAAGTTGACGTCCTCCACGTCTTCTTCAGCCTGGGCACTCCCCCCATCCGAGGCCACAACCTCTTCCTCCGCAGGAGCCTCGTATCCGCTTTCGGACTCGAATCCGAAGTCCTTGAACGAACCGCTGGAGAACTCCACGAGTTCCAGAACCTGAACCGCAAGGACGCGAAGGCTGACGCCTGCGCCGACAGACGGAACGTAGTACGGGAACAGTTCGTATCCGACCTTGATCGTGGATCCAGATCCGATCTTGATGGTCGAACTCAGCGGCTTGCCCTTCGAGTCAAACAGACGAGGCTTCTGGTTCCATTGGCGATCCTTGCCGCCGGCGACGGCCTTGAGCTTGAACTTGAATTCAATCTCGCCCGTCTCGTTGCCGTCCTCGTCAATGACGGGACGGTAAGGCTTCTCAGATTCCTTGACCTTCGCCTTGTTGCCGCTCTTCTTGCGGAGCTCTTCGAGGGTCGTGCGAACCTGGTTCGTGTGCGCCTGATCGATGACCGCGATCAGGCTCTCAGCCTCTTCAGCACCGAGGCGCAGATTGACGCTGTACATCCCGTTCGGATCGAACGTGCGATCAGGCTCGGTAAGACGAGGCCAAGCCGCAACGCCGGAAGGGGTAGTGCCACGCTGATACTTCTTCTTGTCTGACATGAGAATCTCCTTGAACTTGAGGTCAACTTAGGGTGTTTACACTACACCTTCTCTAAGTGATTCACCAAAGATACCTGAAGCATCTGAAGATGTCAAGAGAAGTAATAGTCACTCTGCATGACACTTGAGATATCCAAGGTTCCCTTTGGTGGAACGGGGGGCAATGTTACTGATGCCGGCAACAAAGACTGAATTTGATCCGAAAAATTCGTAAGAATGTCCTGCTCAAACATCTTACAGGTCATTTCTCTGACCGTCGTAGACAGGACGCCGGCATCAGCCGCCAGGACGGCAATCTCGTCGTGAGTGCTTCGGATTGAAGTCACCCCATATCCCTCATTCATCCTGTTCACAGTCATACCCAATAGACCACCGATTCCGTCCAGCCCGTGGATGAAATTAGGGGCAATTGCGTTCTTGGTCTTCCTCGTGTCGATCTTTCCGTTGCCTACGCGGATCTGATGCTGGCGAATGACTCGACCAATTGACGTCTTGATGTTCAGCGAGTTGGTTTGCTCATAGCGCATATCGATGAAGAAGTTGTTCGGCGTCCACCACATAGGAGTGACGTCGTTCTCAACACACAGTTGAGCTACATCCTGAAGCCAAGCCATGCATACCTGTGCTGATCCAACCACCTGGGAGATGGACTGCCAGATGATTTCAGCCAAGTAAGCACAAGGCTTGTACGTCTCTTCTCCAAACGGGTTGACCTTGTGCTTTGACTTCATCGTCTCGTAGAACCACTCAGTCGTGTACGTTTTACAACTGTAGAACGTGGATCCATACGGCAAAGTCATCGTCTGTCGCTTTGTCGTAGACCTGTTGATGCCGAAGGAAAGCCAAAGCTTCGCATACGGATTCGTGTCTGATGCGAGACGCTGCTTGACTACTTCAGCGACTTGACCATAGATGTCGTTGGGCTCGTCCCTCTGCAAACAGTTCGTCGCCATGGCTCCTACGGAATCTCGAAGCAGCAGCGAGTACAACTGAAGACCTTGAGTCGTTGCGTCCATTGAGATCGGGAGCCGGCTCATGTAGCCGTTGCCGTGCTTCCTGTACCCAGCCCACTCCACGCAGCCGGCAAGGAACTGAAGCGGCTTGTCGGCTGAAGCCCAGTCACTCACGTCGATCGGGTTCTCACCAATCGCTCTGATCCAATCGTCGTTGTCGTTGACCCAGTCAATTCGCTTCTGGAACGCAAGCTTGTCGTGACCAAAGCAGTTCGCAATGTGGATTGCAAGCCAACCCACGTTCGTGTCGTCAATCGGCTTGGCCTCATCAAACAGCAGCAGACCCTTCGCAACGTCCGGACCTTGAGGTTGAAGGTAGTACGGAATCGGATACTCGCGCCCACGGAAGTCGAGTTGACGTGGATACCAGATCGGCTTGGACTTGAACTTGTTAGCGAGGTAGAGGATCTTTGAAATCTGAAGCTTCTTGGACTGAAGGCGTTCATTCTCAAAGTGAATCCGTGCCGCCTCTTTGCGCCACCGCCGGCGCGCGTCTTCGTTCGTGTCGATGTCCGAAGGCTTTGACGGGATGATCGCCTCAACTGCGGGGATGCCGCTGATCTCTCGGCCGTTCTCCCAGCAGTGCTGAAACGTCTCAAACACGGTTTCGTTGATACGAAACGCCGTGCGTTGCAGCGTGTTTACAGCGTTGTAAACTTCCGGCATTCCGGATGCTTCAACGACCTGGTTGTAACTCTTTGACCGGCTCTTGATCAGCGGTCTGTTTCGAGCAAAGACGATTCCATATCCGCCGTAGACAGGGCGCTTCCAGTCAACTGGAGTTTCCACCATCGGCAAGTAGACAGGCTTGAGCAGTTCCCCTGCCTTGTGGGCGTTCTTGAGCCAAGACATCAGCTCGTCCGTTGGGCGAACAAGAGTGACGGACTTGCCAAGAATGTTCGACCTAGTGACGATGTCAATGATCCCGGTTGACTCGCGCATCAACTCAATGCAGACAATGCCAACTTGAACCAAGTCCTTCTTGTCCCAAGACGGCAGCGGCACGTTCGCTATCATCGCCGCCTTCTTGATGAACTTCGCCTTCTTGTTCGCGCTG